CAGCCGCTCAAAACGGTATCTATGTTGTAACAAATATTGGTTCAGGTTCAACAAACTGGATTTTAACAAGAGCAACTCCTGAAGACCAACCAAGTGAATTAACAGGTGGCGCTTTCGTATTTGTAGAAGAAGGTACTTCTAACGGCGATAACGGTTATGTATTTACACACAATGGCGCTCCTACTTTTGGCACAACTGATTTAGATGTTGCACAATTCTCAGGTGCAGGTCAAGTTGTTGCAGGTGCAGGTTTAACTAAAAGTGGTAATCAATTAGATGTTCAAGTAGATGATAGTTCAATTGAAATAAACGCAGACACATTAAGAGTTAAAGCACTAGGTATTACAAATGCTATGTTAGCAGGTAGTATCGCAGCTTCAAAAATTGCAGACCCTATTTACTTTACAGATGAGAGTTCTACACAAGGTAGTGTAAATGTGGGTGGTACTTTAGAGTTTCTTGCTGGAGAAGGTATTAACACTACCGCTTCTGGTTCGACTTTAACAATCGCAGGTGAATTAGCGTCAACTTCAAATGTTGGTGTTGCTTCATTTGCTTCAGCTAACTTTGCCGTATCGGGTGCAGGCGAAGTAACAATAACGACAGTAGATGGAGGTTCTTTCTAATGAAATTCGAATTTATTGAAACAATTAAAACCTTTTTTAAGAAAATTTTTAATACATTATTTGGCATTGCTGATTTGAATGATGATGGCAAGTTAGACAAAAATGATTTAAAAGAATTAGAAAAGAAAACAAAAGCCGAGTTAGAAGAAATCGGTAGAAAATTAGGTACTGAATTAGACAAAAGATTAACTAAATCAAAACTAATTCAACAGATTAAAAAAATTAATAAAGAGTTATAATGACAACAGCAATCTTACCAAAAAGGTCAGAGACAGCACTACAGATTCCTTCAGCTAGTTCTTTAGCAACTGGCGAATTGGCAATGAATATCACAGATGGTAAGTTTTATACAAAAACTACCGGCGGTGTTGTTAAAGAAGTTGGTGGTGCAGGTTCAGTAACACTTCAAAGTGTTGTGACTGCTGGCGCCACAACTACTAACGATATTGTTCTTGATGGTTCAGACCTTATATTTGAAGGTGCATTAGCAAACGCATTTGAAACAACTTTGACGGCTCAAGAGCCTACACAAGATAATACAATTAGTTTGCCTAACCAATCTGGTGTGGTTGCAATGGACGGTGATGCTTTAGCATACGCAATTGTATTTGGAGGATAATCAGTGGCAAGTACATTTAAAAATCAAGGATTAGATGTAGGTGTTTTAGATGACGCTACAGGAAATATGTACACAGCAGGTGGTTCTGTTTATGCAGTTATTCACGCATTGTATATTTCAAATAAAAGTGCTACAAACGCTGCTAAAGTAAATGTAAAAGTTACAACAGATGGCGGCTCAACTTTTTATCATGTGGGTAGAAGTTTAAATGTATCTGCTAATAATACATTGGTCTTAGATAAACCAATCAACTTAGAGAGTAATGATATTCTCAGAGTTTATGCTGACCCTAATCCAGATAGTTCGTCTGTAGATGTTGAAGCATTTGCAAGTATATTGGAGATTAGTTAATGGCTACTTTAGGATATGTGGTACCAGAGGGACAACAATCAAAAGAGGGGTTTCACGCTTTGCGTAGAACAACTGAAGGCCTTTTGTATTACACTAAAGTTAATAAAGATGATACAGATACCTTAGATTATGAGGGTGGTTCTCCTACTGATTTAAACGGCAACAAACAAATTTCGGCTTTATCAGAGTATGTTGATGAAGACACAGTATTACAAAGTGGCGTAACACAAATTTTTACAGGTGATGGCTCAACTTCTACATTCACACTAACAACACCAGTTTTAGATGGAACAAGAATTGCAGTATTTGTAAATGGCGTAGAACAAACTATTGATGCAGTGTGGACATATGCTTCAGCTGTAGTAACATTTAAAATAGCACCTTTTAATGGTGCTCAAGTTGCAATTGGTTATAGAGATAAACAATATAAAAATAACACAAACGACTTTTATCATCAATTTAGAAATGAAAGTGGTGACGCAACATATTTTATAGATGATAGTGGTTATTTTGTAAAAAGGGAAAATAGGAGTAGAGGAGCAACGGCTTTGGGAAGTGATGACTTTACAACAGCAGAGGGTAGCACATATCCTGTTGCGTCAACATCTTGGCAATCAGCGTCCTAACTCGTATAAATAGTAATATTAAAAAGGTAAACCATGGCAGATTTTAAACTAGGTCGAATTAAATTTAAATGGAGAGGGGATTGGGCTACTAGCACTTCCTATTTGATAGATGATGTCGTAAAATACGGCGGAAATACTTATGTCGCTATCGCAAATCATACATCTCCTAACAACGAAAACTTATTTTACACAAGTCCAGGAACATATACAAGTTACTGGTCTTTACAATCAGAAGCATTATTCTTTAAGGGCACATACGCTGCCGACACATGGTACAAACTAAACGACCTAGTTAAGTACGGACAAAGACAATATCGTTGTACAACTGCTCACACATCAGCCTCTGTAGTTGGTGGTGTTGCGATTTTAAATACATCTAATTTTGAATTATATCTTGATGCTATTGATTACAAAGGTGACTGGACTGTTGATACTTACTATAAAGTAAATGATGTATTTAAATTTGGTGGCAATCAATATAAAGTTACAACTGCTCATACTTCAGGTTCAACAACAGATGATTTTGACCAATCTAAAGCTGCATTTTTTGTAGAAGGCCAACAATGGGAAGATAGTTATAGTAGTTCAACTGTTTATTCTAAAGGCGATATAGTTACCTATGGTGGTTACACTTACATATATGTTAATGACGAAGAAAGTTCAGGACAAACTCCTACAGATAACGCATATTGGGATGTAATTACAACAGGTTTTAAAATTCAAAACATCTATAGCCACGGAACAGGATATAAAACAGGTGATGTTGTAAACTATGGTGGTTATGTGTATGTTGCAAACACAAACAACACAAGTCAATATCCAGCAAATACAGATGGTACAACAAACTCATCTTATTGGGATTTGTTAGTAAAAGGTTTTGATTATCAATCAGGTTCTTATGATGCCGCTACAACTTATAATATTGGTGATGTAGTAAGACAAGGTTCTTCAACTTATGTAATGTTGAAAGACAGACAAATAAATGTTACACCAGGTTCAGACGGCACAGTTTGGCAATTAATTGCTCAAGGTGATACAAACTCAGTATTAAATACAAGAGGTGATTTAGTTGTACAAGATGCAACACAAACAACAAGATTACCAATTGGAGTTTCAGGTTCAGTATTAACTACAGACGGTACAGACCCCGTTTGGTCAAATGCTGAAGGTAAAAATGTTTACTATGTTGCAAACTCAGGTTCAGACAGTAATCCTGGTACTCAGTATTTACCTTTCAAAACAGTTTATTACGCTCTATCACAAGCGACTTCAGGTGATGTTACAGATTTCGACACAATTACAGGTGGTACTGGTGGTGTTCCTGGCACTTATGATGTAACACAATCGGGTACAACCGGTTCTGGTACAGGTGCTCAAATTAGAGCAGTTAATGATGGTTCTTCAACACCTACAGTAACAGTAATTAATGGTGGTTCAGGCCACGCAGCTGGTGATGTCATAACATTTCCAGGTTCATCAATGGGAAGTTCAACTGATATTACAATCGCAGTTGTCTCAGCTTCAATCGGTGATGTTATCTATGTTAAAAACGGTGTTTATAGAGAAATTTTACCGATAAAAATTCCTGCTGGTGTTACAGTACAAGGTGAAAGTTTAAGAGGCACAGAAATTAGACCTAAATCAGGAACAGGTCATCAAATTAAAACTGTCGATAGTATCACTGGTGGTACAGGCGGTACACCAGGAACATATAACTATGTTCATCAAAGTTCAACAAATGGTTCTGGTACTGGTGCCGTATTTAACATTGTAAAAGACGGTTCATCAACACCTTCAATTACAATTTATAACGGTGGTTCAGGATTTATAGTAAATGAAACAATTACAATTTTAGCTACAGATTTAGGTGGTGGTTCAAATCTAGTTTTTGATGTTGCATCATTAGAAGATAATAATGCTTCTAATATGTTCTTAATGAACAATCAAACAAACCTTGTTCAAATGACAATGAAAGGTT